AGCCACAACATCTTTTTCTTCGTCTGTCAGAGCGCGAATAGCTTTCTGACACTTTAAAGTTTGAAGAGTATACTCAACATTGTATACGTTAGGACCGGTCTTAACACGCTTGAAGTGGATGTCCCAACCTGCTTCCAGGTCAGTAGGGTCGCCCAAATCTTCAGCAGCTACAAGAATCTGATCCATCAATTTTTTCTTTAGGTTAAATACTTTGGCTTTACCGTCAGAGGGGTCTATACACTGTACAGAATAAGACCAGCCACATTTCAAATCGGGAAAGTATTCACGAACCCAATCTTTTTCTTGGTTTACAAAAGCTTCTTTTTCTCGGTCAAAAGATAAACACTCCATAGGAATGTTTTTATCATTCTCACCTTTTACCCAATAGATATATCGAGGTAGAAGATCTCCGAAAAGACGAACACAGTTGTCTCCATTTTTATAAGTGTACTGCTCTAAAGAGCTTTTCTTAGCTCCCCCAGCGGATGAAGTAAATTTAATACCCATAGTTTTTCCTTTTAATGCGTGACTTCTTCCCAGCAGAAGAAAACTTCATCTTCTACACGAGAGAGTAGTCTGTTGTTGTCAATAATTACAGTAGAAACAGGCGATATAAGCATGTTTAAACTGCGTTTTCCTGTGGCTTCATATTCAGCATAGCTGCGAAAACTAGCGAGTGCCACATACTGTGCTAGCTCCGTGTCACCGAACTTGCTTCGGTTTGATAATATTTTTTCTGGGTGCAATAGAAAGCTATCGCCAGTCCAGTCTTTCTGAATCAAACGATAGATAGGATCCCGCACATTTTTAGGCAGGGTGGGGTAGGTTATATTTGCGATTAATGTAACTATAGCCGAAGAATTACCTTCCGTAGCTAAGTACATTTTTGCCCAATTATAAAAAATCACTACTATTTCTCGAAGTCAGACCGTATATTATACAGGGAAGATCTACAATTGTCAAGAACTTTTTTTCTTGTGGTATATTAAAGACCTACGTAGGTTATAGTAGCTTCATTTGTTTGATCAATGCTTGAAGGAAGAGCATTGAACGAAGTTTCCAATGAAATTACATCCTCAATAGAGTGCGTTGGGATATCAACATGACACTGAGGCATAGCAACTACCATTCTTGGAGTTCCTGCAGCTCCACCAATACTGAAAGTAAGGCCAAAGTCGTTTGTGATAACATCTGTAATACCTTTCAAATCTGCCCAAAGATCAGAAGAGTTATTTGTTGCAGTAGTATCAAGACTTAAGTAACAAGTCATTGATCCAGAAACAGATCTAGTACCTGTAACATGACCAATTGGAATGTTTACAGTACCTAATTCTTCTGGAGTAATGAAAGTAATATTATTAGTAATTGTAATATTACCACCAGTTAGGGTCAGAGCATAAGAAGCTTCTAAACCACTTTGCCCCTCTGCAGATAGATTTGGTGCTACAGTTACTTGAGTCAGACGATTTCGAATAAAGTTTCCTGTATCGAGAATAGCTTCGCTAACTGTTACAGTAGGCTGAGAAGACTCAATAATCTCTGAACCCATACCTGACCAGTTAATCATAGCAATACCATCAATATCAAAGTCAACACTTGCTTCATTCACAACAGCTTTAGCTATTTTATAGTACTTCTTATTAGCATTGCCAATAACAAAGTAAATATTTGCAGTACCTAAGGTTGACTTATTAGACTCAGAAAAGTCAATAACAGAGTTAGTTAAGCCAGGTAAAATCTGGTCTGTAAAAGCAAAGCCACTGTATAGTGCAGGACCTGACATGAGTGCCCAAAGTACTTCTTCTACAGCGTGATGATTTGTGGTATCATCTGCAGCGCCTGCACCCGTACCTGCTGAGATAAAGGGGCGTACATAGGTTGAAAAAGACCATTCAGCAGGTGCTAAAGAGTCATTGAACATACGACGACCACGACGACTAACGCCGCCTGCTGATTCCATCTCGGAAAGTACAATTTCGCTTGAGTTTGTTGCTTGTGAGAACGAAAAACCGTCAAGTACTGGAAGCTCCCAGACACCTTGTTCAGTAACTCCGTCTGAGGCTAAAGGTGCGACGTATACTTTCGTGTCGCGACTAAAATATAATTGTTGAGCCATAGATTTCTCCTATGCTATCTTGAAAAGGCATGGACGTGAACGTTTGTTCTTGCCAGCATCTTCTAATATCGA